AGAAGTCGCGTTGCCAATAGTAATAGCGATACCACTGCTTTCAGTGGCTAGTTTTAAGACTCCTTTAGAGTTAGTTATATACGCATCCGTATCGTTATGATACATCTGCATATCACTATTGGAACCAAACTTGAATTTATCAGAGTCTGGTATAATCAAATCGCCGTTACTGTCCACGCTAACAAACTTGGAAGCCTGCGATGTCCCTAGGGTTGCAATATTAAAGGCTAATGGTGAATATGACATCTATGTAGCTCCCTTTTTGATGGGTTATATTACTATCGTATTATACACTAAATTATCAGCCAGTTGCTATTATCAGAAATTAAAGTAACGGCTTCGTTTTGGTGGTATAGCGTTGTCGAGGTTGCGCCATCTATTGTCTCGCTTCCTGCTCTGAGAATACTCACGGCATTAGCGCTACTATCAGTTTTCTTAACAGTTAAAGTTCTTCCGCCATTTGAAGCGGCTAAATATAGGGTCACGTCTATCGCTCCGCTGGTAGCGTTTGCAAAAACAACCACGTTAGAAGTTGTGACCGTCGTGTCTCCAGTAATTGTTGTATAAGGAATCACGGGTGATTCAGAGAGTGTAATCGAGTTTGCGGTTATATCCCCGTCTTTATCTACCCTGAACAGGTCTGTTCCAGAGCTATTCTCCATTAAGATAAGGTCGCCAGTGTGAGTTCCTGTGTGCTTGGCGTATAGAACTGTATCGTTTGTGGCGTTGGGGAATATCTGTAGGGTTGCGTCGGCGGTAGACAGGGTTACGTCGGCTTTACCAACGGCCAAGAACTTGTTAACCATGTCGCCTTTAATAAGGCTACCATTCAGGTTGTCGGCGTTGTTTGCAATATACAACATGCTGCTATCAGTGGTAAGATTATCTCCAGCCTTATATCCTATCGCTATATTTTTGTCTCCCGTCGTGATATCTTGTAGCGACTGATAGCCTATAGAAACATTGTAATCATTTCCGGCTGTGTTGTCAGCATTGCCGTACATGGCTTTGTAGCCAAAAGCTATATTATGTTCGCCGTCTGTTGAATTCCTCCCAGCCTCGTAACCAACCGCGAAGTTATGGTTACCTGTTTTATGACCTTCAAGAGCGGCTTTTCCAATAGCAACATTGTAAGAACAAATGGTTTCCCCGTCATACCCGACCAAGGCGGCGTCCCCAATAGCTATGTTATATTCGCCACCGGTCAAATATAATCCTGAGTTTCTTCCTATAAAAACGCAGTTGCTCATTTCTGTTCCGGCTTTGCCAGCGCCGTAACCTATACCAATGTTTTTTTGTCCGGTTGTTTGCGCCGCAAGAGCGTTATTTCCCACACCAATATTATAATCGCCAGTAGTAAGAGCGGTTAAAGCATTGCTACCCAACGCCACATTTTCTGTAGCATCTGTTATAGAATTAAGAGCCGTCCAACCAATAGCCAAATTATATGAACAGTCGCTTCCAAGAGTACCAGTAGTTGGAGCACTCCCCGGCGCGTTATTGATTAAAAGGCTTTTAGTAAGATTTGTTCCGCCATATGATACATCACCTAAATCATCTATGTCACTTACATCACTACTACTGGCCGTAATCTTATCCAAAATAGCAGCAGAAGTCATTAGTGACGTGTCGTTGTCACTAAATGAGCTTCCAGAGTCTTGGATTGTTGTTATACCGATAGTGCCAGATGTGGACTCATCAAAGGTCCAAGTACCAGTAGTAGTAAAACCACCAGCAGTAATCGTTCCGGTTGTAGTATCGCTAGCGTCATTTACTAGAAACGCATCGTCTACGTTGAGGGTGTCGCCACTTATCGTAATATTTGTGCCACCGACCAGATTGGTGTCGCTACTAATATCAACAGTGTGCGAAAGATTACCACTAGCATCTAAATGAACAGATTTGTCGGCGGGGTATGTACAAAATACCGTAGAAGTGCCGCTAAGAGTAATGGCAGAATCGCTATTACTACTAGCTAATATCGTCGTTCTAGAAAGGGTGTCAGGAGAAGCGTCAGTAACCGTACCAAGACCTATTTCCCAGTTGGTCCCGCTGGTTATGGCGTAATAACAGGTATTACCAGCGCCAATGCCAGCAACAAAGGTTTGGAATGCCGCTACAGCACCAGCCAAATTAATTGTGCCAGTGCCGGTTGTGGTGGTAGTCTCCTTAACCCTATCAGCTATAACTAGAGCCATTTCAGCATCCTTTTAGGGTGAAAAGGGCCAATTTCTAATCTAATATACACCATAAAGAAAAAACCGCCCTATGTTAATAGGACGGTTTTCCCTTTAGGCCAGCTAGTATATAGCTTAGAATGAGCCTAGCAGAACTCGACGGTTATCAAGCACTGCGAAGCCGAGTTCGGCCCATCCATACCAGCCAGCGCGCTGGTGACGGTGGAGCGAGTCGTCTTCGAAGACCTGCACTTCTTGCTTCATCGGCATGATGAAACTATCGTTGCTCTGGAGGTCCAGACCAACAATTAGCTCAACATCAGAACCAGTTGCTTCAAGAGCGCCGCTTAGCTCGTCGGTAAAGAAGGTCTGGTATTCCTGACCTTCACCGAGTTCATCGATGTCGTGAAGATTCACGCCAAAGATTCGAGTAAGGACACCACCACCATCAGCCGCGACATAAATCTCACGACGGGTAACTTCGTCAATCTGGTCAACCTGCCAGTTACGGATATCTTCCAAAGCTTCTGGGCTAAGGAAAACGTCTGACAAACGACCACGGTTGAGTGATGCGGTATTACCGCCACCGTTACGTCGCATGACGGTCTTCATCAAGCTAACAAGGCGCTTGGTGAACTGACCAGCCGAAGCGTCACTGTCATAAACCAAGATGTTACGGTCAACGCCAGCACTTAGAACAGTGTGCCAACCGTCGTCGTTAATCTTCTTGACGAATGAAGCTTCAAGTACCTGAGCGGCACGACCCACAATATCCCAACGAGCCTCTCGCGCATAGCGAAGGAGGTAATCGATTGAACTGGAAATACTATAAGTGGGGACCATTACGTAGTCGCCCTCAACATGACGCTCGGGAATACGACCATGGCCGGGGTTGGTGTAGGCGACGAATTCGTCTTCTTCACCGGGGGCCAAGAGGTCTAGTGGGAACTCTGAAGTTGTGCCCGGTTCCATCGGAATGGCTTCAAAAATGCCAGTCACAATATCACCAACCAAAACACCTTGACGAAGAGGAAGCTCAAGAGCCTTGGCTAACTCGCGCTGAGCAGCAAGAGCTTCGTTCTTCTCGGAACTACCAGAGCGCTTGAGCAATTCGATAAACTGCTCGTCTGGTCTTTTCATAAAACTTGCCATTATTTATTCTCCATATTCTTATAGGTTAAACAGTCTTATCAGACGATGTCGTCGGCTGAAGGAACGTTGGTGTTCGGAAGGTTAATCTCTACCTTCACATAGCCGTCCTCGTCCTTCTTGGACAAGAATCGACCAACAACGCGGCCAACGCCCAATACGTCATCGGCGTCTTGAGCCACAACAGCGTGGTTGCTTGTAGCAATCAAGCCACTATGACTCACATAAGCCAAGCCTCCAGCGGCGGGAGTATTGCCGGGATAAATCTTATCGGTAACAACCCAACCCTTCCTAAGAAGAGTAACCTTGCCGCCCTTTTGGACCTCATCCTTATGCCAGTTAATGTGCTGACGAGTAAGGTCAAGGTTTACCATATCGTTAAGCAGCAAGCCAACCGGAACAATGCCGGAAATTGCCATTGCAGCAGTCGTTACGGGAGTTTTTACGTAGGTTACCAAAGCGGCGCTCTGGTCCATAGCAGCACCTGAACCGGCAGATGGTCCGTCGATGTCACCCGTCATAATTGCAATACCGCCACGAGTGGCGACTTCATTCATGAAGAAAGAAATATCAGTCTGAAGTTCGTGTCTATCAGCTTTTAAAGCCATTGTTATATCTCCGTTTTTTTAAAGTACGTTATGAGACGTAGCCTTGCGCCAGCAGAGGTCTCATTTAATTCTCTTCATCAACCAACGATGCGGTAGTCTTCAAAACGCTGTTTCTTAGCCACGCGCTTGCGGCCATTCTTGCGTCTTGAACTGAATCGGCATCGGTATCGTCAGTTAAAGCGGCCTCAACGGCTTCTTCAACATCCTCTAAAACCTCGGCATCAGCTTCGGCTTCAGCCTCATCGGTGTCTTCAGTATCTTCGGCTTCTGCGTCTTCTTCGGAATCAAGGGCTTCGACTTCATCGACCTGAGTCTCTGCCTCGACCTCGATACCCTTGGAAGCGATAAGCTGAACGATTTCTGTAAACATTTCGTCGCTTGCTTCAGCAAACTTTTCTAGAGCAGTGTCAATAGCTTCACCTTCAAGACCGGCCTGAATCAGAGCAGCCTTACGAGCCATTGTCTTGACTTCAGCCTCGTGGGCTTCAATCTTCTCTAGAGCTTCAGTAAGCTCAACGTCTTTTGCAACTAGCTTTTCTTCTAGTTCAGCAACAGTCTTTTGAATAGCCTTTAGCTCATCGGCGCTAGCCTGAACAGCTTCATCCTTTTCGGAAATAGAAGCTTCTAGAGCATCGACCTGAGTCTTAATTTCTTCGTCCTTCTGACGAGAAATCTTATCCTTAGCAGCCTCTGCCTCTTCACGGGCGTTGGCTAGCTGGGACTTAAGCTCTTCGACTTGCTGTTCTAGCAAATTTTCATTAGCCATGTTATTCATCTCCCATATACTAGATTCTTGAATTGAGTATGATGCTTTACTTTCAAAAGGATTCACATCGTTCTTTAGAATGATGCTAGCGGGATTTGCTGGCTTACTCACTAATCCCTTACCCGAAAAAGAAACATTCCTTAGTAGTCTTCCAAGTTTATAACCTTCATATTCACCCTCACCGCCGTAGCTTTTTAGGTGCTTGGTAAGCCAAGCTGAAGCTTCGTCTCTGGTAATGATGTTGTGTTCACCCTTTGGCGAGACAACGGCATAATCAAATCCTGCAAACAGGCACTCCATCGACACAAACCACTTGCCTTGCTCAATCTCAGAGATAAGCTTGCTAATACGTTCGGCTCTTTCCTCATCGGACCAACTCTTGTAAAGAACCGCACTGGTTATGATATCAAATTTCTTAGGAGGCTCTTGCAGGTCAGCCGCCATAATCTTGCCGTCGCTTACAACACAGTTGCCAGTGATGTGACCAATAATATCTGCTTCGTCGTGCATATAATTAAAGGGCTTATCCTCTGGAGTATTCCTAGCGGACCATGTCTCTTTATAATCGAATACGTCATCGTTTCTATTCCAGCCCGTAGAAACTAGTACCGAGTTAAGATAGTAAAGGTCAAACTGGTCTGGATTGCTATTAGCTTTGGCTAAAAATTCGGCTCGCTCAATATCGACCTGTGCTGGCTCGTATGGTTGAGCAACCGATTGATAAGCTATACTGATGTTATCTAGGATAGCGTCAGCTAAGCCGTCATTTATTTCTGCTGCGTATGCTTTTATTGTCATAGAAAAACCTCAACTGAATATACACCATAATCTGAAATTTTTGTATTTAATGGTAATTACACCTCACTGAACTTTAACCCGTAGGCGGAAGATTGAAGATAACGCTTCTCTTCAAGCGTGGGGTGGCGGTCATTAGCGACAGCAAAATCCTTTGTTAGTTGCTTGTAAATCTCAAGCACTTGCTTATCAGCGGGTGTCGCGGCATCCAATATTGCCACAACCAAGGCTGCGTCTACCGCGCTGTAGGGTTTAATGTTGGACAAAACACAAAGCTTGATATATTCTAGTTCATCCATCTCGCCTTTTGTAAGACCCCTAAGATTGGATTTACCATAATTATGCAGTAATGCAGGATTCAGAATATCAGATACACTTTTCTGTGCCGAAGCCGCCCAGAGCATTAAATTAGCTAAGTCTGAAGCTGCCTGCCTAGTTTTGACCACCTTCTGTTTTCTAGGTTTCTGGTCTTTAGAGTTTTTGGGCCTGCCATCTTCCGGTCTACCCGTGGGCTTAAATTTGTCTTGCGGAGGCTTCATTATGGTCTGCTCCCGCTCCATCTTCTTAAATTCTTCCTCTGCATCAAATTCCGGCCTATCATCCGGGTTTGTAAGAGGATGCCGACCGCTTTCATCGGAAGGCTTAAGGCCAAGCTCATGAGGAGACAAGGCATCCTGTGTAAGAGCAATCTTTTCCAAGTCCTGCCTGTGCTGCGGATTGTGATAAGGGCCAGCTTTCGGCGGAATCCTTTCTCGACTCCTGCTCTGATGCTCTCGGTTAATTCGGATTTTTTCAATTTCTGGAATTTCACCGAAGCGTTCTTGCACAGTTTCACCACTAATCAAATCTCTATCTACCAACTGTATCAAGAGATTCTTTTCAGAGGCTTCATCAGAGAGAACCATCTGGTCAAAGTGAACCTTGGCTGGGAATCTAAACCCCATGGCTTTTTGTACACGCTCGATTTCTTCCTGCCAGAAATCTACGAGAAGCGAGCGTCCATACTCCAGTCTCTCAACTAAGGTTTTAAGAGAGATAAAGTTGTTTGTAAATCCCCCACCGTTATTGGCAAGCCCCGTCAAGGTCGGGGGAACTCCCAGACCGGCATAAATGCTGTTCAACACCGGGTCATATTTTTCTGAACCCAAGAACTTGTATACCTGAGAATTGGATTCCTTAAAATCTAGTTCTGGACCCCATACCAAATCCATTGTGCCACCGCCAACATTGCTTGCCAAGATGTTGCGAAGCTTGTTGATAGCAGCCTTCGTGGGAAGAATCTTATTATCGAGGTCACCCAGCTTCCAAAGGCGGATATTGGAAATGGCTCCATCTAAAGCAGCAATATCAGCGAGCTTCATTTTCTCTAGCATGATAATGTCATCTAGTATGGCATAAATCATTGGGCTTGCCCAAATGTTCCAGTCGTCCTTCTTATAATGAAAAACTCTCAGCTTTTCTTTATCTAGTGGTATTAACT